TGGTAAACTACCTGATGTAATTGAATATGTTATTGTATCGCCGTCGGCGTCTGTTGCAGCCGCACTTGATAATGAATAAGAAGAACGTTTGCTGTCAAATATTGTACCTAATGTGCCTGATGCAGTTGTAAAGATCGGAGCTGCATCTGCAATCAAACAATCTTCTAATGTTGCACTTAATCCTGAACCGTTTGTAACCTTTATACTATATGGTTCAAAAGTATTACTAAACAAATTTGCATTTACTGTAACTGTAATTAAACTTGAGCTGTTTCTCACAGTAGTAATTGGATTAACGTCACCACCACCAGTGCCTACAAATTCTACAGTTGCACCTACGGTATCAAATAATATACCGTTGATTTCAATTGTGATATTGCTTGAAGTTCCTATTGGTATAAATGAGGTTGTTACAATACCGCCACCATCTATTTCAAAGCTTGTAATTGCAGGAGGAGCATCAATAGATTTCCATTCTGTTCCAGTGTAATACTCCATTAAAGCTGTAGTAGTATTAAATCTTAATGTACCAGCACCAAAAGTACCTGTATCTCTTTCACCAGTTGTGCCTGTTGAGATGCGTTCACCAATAGTGCCTGTAAACTTTCGGTTTTTTCCTGTAAAATCTCTTAAATCTGCCATAGTTTAATTCTCTCTTTTATTTATATTAGATATTATTTACTAATTTCCATCCATATGTTGCACCTGTGTATACAAGTGTTATTCCAGCATCTTCTACAGACACAATTAAATTTTCTGTTAAGTTCATTATTTTATTACCATTTCTATTAATAGTTAAATTGTTTGTATCAAAAGTGCCGGCCAAATCTAGTAAACTTACCTGATCTCCTGTTTGAGGAGAAGCTGGTAAAGTAATTGTTACAGCACCCGCTGATGTATTTACAAAGTATCTATCATTAGCAGCAATTGTAATACTTGATGATGTTGAAGCCCAAGGATTACCACCACCTAAACCTGTCCATTGTGTACCGTTATAACCTTCCCAAGTTACCAATGACGAGTTGTATCTAATACCTCCAGTAAATAATTGGTCACCTGTCGGTCTTTGTGCTGTTGTTCCTGTAGGAGGCACTAAATGGCCTGTTCCCATATTATCTCTTTGTGTATAACCTACTACAGCATTTTCTGTAGGAACGGCCGTATTAGAATCTCCTAACATTTCTTGGTCTGTAGAAAACTCATTAATTGTGGCACCTAATTGAGCACCAATAGTTCCTAATTGTAATTCTGTTAATCCTGAAAGGTCAAAGGCGTCAGCATTTAAAGTTGCAATACCAGTTGCCTGTTGAATACGAAATAAATCTCCAACTCTAAAATCTCCACCTTGGTCTGTTGATGACCAATAAACTCGGCCTCCGTCACTAAACTCAACTTCGTCTGCTTGGTCGGCCGGTTGATTTGGTTCATTCGGATAATTTGTATCGGCAAAACCTCCTGTACCTATATCTAAGAAATCGTGACCCGTAAATCGTAATGAAGAATATTTACGTGAAAATACAACTGGTGTATTATCTGGATAAGCGTCTAGTGTTGAAACTTCTGATACTAAACGAACTTGAACTGTTTGTGTAGCAGCATCTTCATTTGTAACACCGTTTACAATAAAGTAATTAGGATTGCTTCCTATTTTTACGTTATCTCCGATTTTAATTGCACCTGAAGGAGTTAAAGTGCCATCAGTTGATTCTACTTCTACGAAAAATCCTGCTTGTTTTGCACCGTTGCCTGAAATACCGGCTACTGTGTTTGGTATCTGTACTGTAAATGTACCGCTTGTTGTTGTAACTGTAATTGTTTCACCTTGTTGAAAAGCTCCTGTGAATGGATCTAAATGTAATCTTTCTCCTGTTAAATTTACTCTAAAAATTGTACCTGTAGCTCCTGAAGTGCCACCAACTATCGTATTACCTATTTGAAAAGAAGCTGGCGTATTTCCACCTGAAAAAGTAGTTGGATTATATTTGATTGTTATACCTCTTGATCTTGTTGTTACAGGAGTTTCAAAAATTGGTGCTAACGTATTTTGTGATAATTCTCCTTCAGAAACTAGAGCTTCTTCTCCGTAAGCAGAAGAACAGTTTAATCCTCTTATAAATCCACCGCCTGTCGCATAAAAAGATTTATCACAATAATAAGTAAACACGGAAACCATTTCACCTCGGCCTCCGTTTAATGCCCAAACACCGATACCGTCTGAGTTAATTTGTGTAAAGTCATTTGCAAGAATTGATTTATTACTTGATGGATTTGAATGTAAAAATCCATCAATTTTAATACCGCAAGCATTACTTGATACTACTGTACAATCTTGTATATAAGGTGATTGAGATGCAATATTTCCTGTAGGATCTAAAGATGTAATAACAGCACCTAAACCAGTGTGTGTTGCAATACCTGAAAATTCTCTAAATGTAAACCATCTTATATTGTTTGTGTCATTACATAAGAAACAATAAGCAGCGTTATTATTTTCTAAAGCCGTAACTTCTAAAACTAAATCAGTGCCTCCTCCTAAACTAATAGCTCCACTAAGAGTAATAGTGTCACCTACTTCATAATCAAATCCTCCGTGTTCAACAGTAAATGTAGGAATAGATGAACCATCTTTTACAACTGTTATACAAACTCCTTGTCCATCACCTGATGTTGATGTCTGATGTTTATAAAGATACGTACCTGGAGATCCACCAATACCACCTGATAATCTTGTTACTGTAGCAATCGTAGATGAACTACCTGTAGCAGGCCTTAATTCTGTTGTTCTTAAGCTCTCTCCTTTTAAAGTAACACCAGCCGGAATTACTAAAGGCATTTGTTCTCTATAAACTCCTCCAGCAACATTTATAATATCTCCTACTGAAACCGATTCAACGGTAAATGTCATATTCGTAGCAGGTGTGCCACCTAATTGAGCAGAAGAAATAGTTAAAGTATCACCAGCAGTATAATTTTTACCGCCGTTTGTAATTGTTAAAGTTGCCGTTACCGTTGAACTGTCAACAACAATTCGTCCTGCAAATCCTGTACCTGTTCCTCCCGTAGATGTTACTGAATAAGTTCCTGCAATACCTCCAGTGCCGCCTGTTATATTTGTAACTGTAACAACGTCACCTCTTGTTGCTTGTGACAAAGCATATTTAATTGTTTTAAATGGTAATAAAGAAGTTCCTGGATTTGTGTCATCTCCGTTATTTGCAACGAATAAACTTCCTCTACTTCCTGCGTTAGACCAAACTGGTTCTAAACCATTTGAAGTTAAAACTGAACCAACAACACCAATTGGTAATCTTGAAGGTGCTGATGCGTTTCTATATGAAATATCTCCACGTGTTGTAAGAGTAGCTGTTGCAGCTCCTGCGGCAATCAATTGCCATTTTGTTGCGTCTGTACCTGGAGTTATGTTTAATAAATTATGTTCAATAGCTACAAAAGAACTTGAATTAAATTCAACTACCTCACCTTTATAATAAGTTGTAACTGCACTATATGTTCCTTTCCAATCAAATCCTTCATTAATTACTTCCCATTTTTCTGGATTAGAATAAGGATCTTGAGCACCAGTAGCGTCTATAATACACACATAAGCCCAACCACCAAAATTTACAGTATCTCCTGTTTTATAATTATTTGCTGAAGTAAATTGACCTCTAGCATTAAATCCTGGAACAATTAAATCCCAATTAGCTCCTGAAGCAAGAGGTGCGGCCTGACCAGCAGCAATTTCTAAAGCGGCTACATAAGCATATCCACCATAAGTTACTACATCACCTTTTTCATAAGCAGTTCCTGAACTCCAAGAATCTTCAAATTGTAATCCTTCTGTGTAAGCACTAAAATTACTTTCATTAAAAGATGAAGCGCTTGCTGATGAAGTATGAGCAGTGGTACAAATATATAAACTTGCACCGTATTTTACAACATCATTTACTTTGTAATAAGTGCTTGTAGCGTATGTGCCTTTATAATCTGTAGCGTCAATATATAATTCAAAATTAGATGCGTTTAATATTGCTACACCACCTACAGTCGCAGCTGATGTGTGTTGAGTTGTACAACGAAATTGTCTAGCACCGTATTTTACAACGTCATTTAATTTGTAATGTGTAGAGGCCGCATATGTGCCTTTAAAGAAAAGAGATTCAGCTTGTAGTGACCATTTAGCAGCAGTTAAATCTGTATAAAATCCTGGACTTGTAGATTGAGAAGTATGGTTAACAATACAAACGTAGGTATTACCACCGTATTTTACTATGTCATCTATAAGAAAACCTGTAGAGGTTGACCAGTCACCTCTCCATTTAAATTTAATTCTACCTAGTTTAAAATCTGCCATTGATGAACCTTATTTTATTCTACTATTTATAATCATTTTAACTTTAGCTTCTCCAACTTGTTGAATTTACTGTTTGCGTACTCTCAAAAGTACTAAAATCATCACTTGGTATGCTTGTTAAAGATTTTACAAAATTTTCTCTTTTTACAAAATAACTATCACTGTCTATAAAATACGTGGCTTCACCATCTTCAAAGACATATTGATAATAAAAATCTGATGGATTTGCTTGTGTTGTTTTGTCTATTTTACCAACAGCTATTTGAGCACCACTTTTTGGTGCAAGTTTAAAAGTAACAGTAGGAGAAGTATAACTATATGTATTATCTAATTCTTGTGTGTTACCATCTACATAAACAGCTATTCTTGATCCATCTAAAACAGGAGAGGACATAGTAAATGCAACTGTATTTCCGTCTCCTGTAAATATTTGAGTTTGGCCAGCTTGTAATTTAATTGTATCTTCTACGTAATTTTCATTAGTAGGCAATTGTCTGTTTCCATTTTTATCTGTTGGATTACCAGCATCAAAATCTATAGATACATTTTCATCTTTATTAATTTTTGTATAATATAACATACCCTCACTAGTACGTCTTAAAGCGTGAAACGTTTCCGTTGTTTGTGCTGAAGTTTCTGGTACTACATATCCTAATTTAGCCATTAACTAATCTCCAATACGCTTGCAAAAGCTTCAACATTTGGTGAAGAAGAATCTTCATTTGATTCTGCCACTATTCTAACAATATCTCCACTTTCTAAATTTATGGGTTTATCTAACACTAAAGTATTTGATACAGGAATTTGTAAAGATTTTCCAATATGTCTAAAAGTTGTTCCACCGTCCGTAGTAACTTTTACATCTACGTTAGCTACATTAGTTGAACTTAAATTTGAAATGTACAAAGCGTGAATAACAGCAACTACACCACTAGCGGTATATAAATTTGCACTAGAGTTGTCTGAAGTAACAACTGCCATACCTGCATTTTTAAATGTACTTGCCATTTTTTAAGTTATCCTCCAAATACAATTGATAAAGCTAATGCGTCATCAACCATAGCAACTGTACCACTTTGATTTGGTAAAATTATTGTTCTGTCTTGTGTCGGTTCATCAACTGTTAAACTTGTTTCAAAAGCGTTTTCAATATCACCTTCAAACACTAAATTAGAACCGTTTAAAATAATATCGTTTGTAGTTGTAGCACCAACATTTGTAACACCTTGAAGTGTAACAGCACCGGCACCTCCTACTTCTTTTACTATGTTACTAGAAGTTTTAGTGTAAAATTTACCGTCAGTTATATTGAGTGCTAATTCACCAACTTCTAATTGACCTGTAGTAGGTATTGAAGCTGCTACTTCTGAGCGTTTTGGTTTGAATACAGTTGTCATAATAAATTATTTTTTAAATATATCTTTTAATCTATCAATATAATTGTAATTTCTTCTATCTTCTTTTTTGCCTAAACTGTAACCAATCAAAAATGATCCGGCCATAACTGTAAGTATTGCGAT